GCCGAAAGGGTGCTGGTGGGGCGCGGCAGCAGGGCCAGCCCCTCCTCGATCGCCTGGTATTTGGATGGGTCGTGGGAGATGGCGGAGATTTCGACCTGGCAGGTCTCCACCTCGTTGATGGTGACCACCCGCCACAGCTCCGGCAGCACATTGCTCTCGGCGATCAGATAGACGGCGTTGGCCACCGGGATCTGGGGCAAGGGCGCCGCCAGGGTGACGGTGGCGCCGACCGTGCCGGTGATCGGCTGGGAGGCGAGCGTACCGTCCGGCATCACCACCTGCAGCGCCGCCGCCCCGATTCCGGCGATCGGCGGGGCGTCGAGGGTGACCGAAGCGAGATCGGCCGATACCGAGACCACCCTCCCGCCCATGCGCTGGCCGGCGCGGTTGGGGTCCGAGGTGGCGATGACCGCACCGGGGAAGACATAGGCGCCGTCCATGCCACAGCGGAAGGTGACCGCCTCGGTCTCGTGCTGCTCGGAATAGAGCAGCCATTTGCCGACGCGATGGGCCTGCCCGCGCGAGGTGCAGCCCATGGCGGTGACATCGGCCTTGACGATGCCGTAGCGGGCGACGGCCGCGTCGTCCTGGACGTACTCGACCTTCTGCCGATACCAGTCGGCGGGGTCGTTCCAGGTGACCAGCGCCACGGTGTGGCGGGATTTGAGGCTGGTACCCTGGTATTTGAAGGCGCCATTGATGACGTTGGCCGGGGTGAACATCTGCACCGGGTCGGCCGGCGCATCCTGCATCACGGCGATGCCGCCGGCACTCCAGTAGACGATGCCGCGGAAGATGCTGGCGAGGTTCTGGATCACCGTGTAGGCCTCGGCCTCGCTCTGGAGGTAGAGGTTGCAGGTGAAGCGCGGCTCCATGCCGCCGAAGCCGTCGGGGACCAGTTCGTCGCAGTAGCGGCCGATGGCATAGAGCTGCCACTTGTCGATCTGGACGACATCAATCTGGTCGCCGAGGCCGTAGCGGCCGTTGGTCAGCAGGTCGTAGAAGCACCATGCGGGATTGTCGCTCCAGGCCAGCGTGAAGGTGCCGTCCCAGGAGCCGACATAGATGCGGGCGACAGGGTCGTAATTGGCCGGCACGTTGATGACCATGCCTTTGACGTCATAGGCCCGCTGGGGAATGGTCGAGAATTGCTGGGCGTCGATGGCGATACCGGCCAGGGCGGTATGGCGGTATTCCAGCCTGGCCGAGACGATGGCGGTGAAGTCGTCGAACCACAGTTGGTTCTGCAAGAGCGACGAGCCGGAATCGGCGGTGACCCGGCTCACCCGCACGTCGAATGGTCCCGCTCCGGCCAAGGGCACAAGGTAGGAGCGGGCATACTTGCTGGTGGTCTTGCCGGAGATGGTGTCGGAAATCGCGGTGACGAAGCCCCCCTCGTTGCACTGGATGTCGATGGTGAAGGCGACCGAAGTGCCGGAGATGTTGCCGCTGGAATCCTCGTTGGTGAGGTAGGGCGTGCTGACGGTGACGCGGACCGCATTGACGCCGGAGGTGGTGATCGACCGCACCACCGGCTGGGCCTGCCAGACCTGGACGTTGACCGGGGTGCTGGCCTCAATGCTGCCGGCGTCGCCCGAGAGCTGCGACAGGGCCGAGCTATTGGAGGCGATGTCGCCGGTGGTGGTGCCGAACACCGCGTTGGTGAAGTTGAAGCTGCCGTCGGCATTGCCCAGCGGCGTGCGGTCGAAAAACACCGAGCAGGCGCCATCGACCAGGCCGACGATGGGGCCTTCGCACAGCGCGTCGATGACGATGGCCTTCTCGCTGGAGCGCAAGGAATCGGGGGCCTCGGACAGTCCTCCGCCCCCACCGCCTCCTCCGCCCCCGCCTTTGCCGCCGCCGCCGCCACCGAAGCCGATGATCGCCTGATGGGTCATGGGCCGCCCTTCCAGGTGACCGAGTTGGTGCCGCCGGCCGGATTGGGCGCGATGGCGATGTCGTAGGCTTGGACACTGGCCGAGACGACCTGGGAGCCGATGATCAGGCGGCCGTAGAGGATCGGTACCGGGTTGCCCTGCTGGGTGGTGTTGACCGGCCCGTTGAACAGATACGACGCTGAATCCAGTCCCTGGCTCCGGCTGGGAGTATCCGGCGTTTTGGCCAGCATCTGCGACAGCCCGCCGAGAATGAGGGTGGCGCCGAACGCCAGCGCCATGCCGCCAAACGTGGTCGAGGTCAGCGTGAACCCCAACGTCGCCTCCGGCGCGAGTGCCAGGTCGGCGCCGCCGGTGATGAAGGCGCCCGCGATCAGGGCGACGCCGATGAATATCTGGCCGATCCCGCCGCCGGCTCCGGCCACCACCGGCACGATGCGGATGGTCTCCCGCCCCGGCAGGGCCAATTCCTCGCGGGACGACAGCGGCACCCGGTCGAGTACGATCCGGAACCCCGGCCGATGGGCGACCAGGGCCTGCATGAAGCCGGGCTGGAGCACCGACAGCGCCCGGATGGCGTCCAGCGGACTGGCGACATCGAGTCGGTGGCGGCGACCGAAGCGGGCACCAAAGGACCCGTGCAGGACGACGGTCTTCAGCATCACGATGTCCCGAGCAGAGAGCGGTGCCGCACCACCTTGCGGGTGGCGCGCCGCCAGCCGCCGCCATAGACGTCGCGCGACGACAGGCGCCCGGCGCAGTGCTGGAGGATGACGTCGTCGCCGAGATAGACGGCGCCGTGGTTGATCACCGGGCTGCCGACTTGCATCAGCAGCACGTCGTGGCGGCGCAAGGGTGCCGGATCGACCTCGACGAACCCGGCGGCGGCGAAGTTGTCGGCATAGAGGTTATCGCCCCCCAGCCACCATTGCGGCCGGCGGGGGAAGTCGGGCAGATCAATGCCGAGGTCGCGACGAAAGCAGTCGCGGATCAGGCTGTAGCAATCGAGCACGCCGTGGTGGAACGGCCGCCCCACCAGCGGCGCCTCGTATCCCGAGGGCTCGAACTCCACCATCCGCCCGGTCGGCCAGTTGACGATCAGCCACGGCACACAGCCTAACTCGCATGCGACGAGATCGCCGGCACTGGGCTCGGGCGCCAGGTTGGGGTGCGAATGGACGATGCGTATGATCTCGCCCTCGTCCTCGGCTGCAGCGAAATCAGCGGGCGCGATGACGAATTCCAACTCGGGATGGGCCGCCTGGTTGGCGCAGGGGCGATAAATCGCCTTCCCGTTCCGCACGATGACCACGCCGCAGCATTCGCGGGGGTACGCTGCCTCCGCGTGGGCGCGGGTGGCGGCCAGAACATCCTCGGGCAGCGGCGTCACGACACCAGCCCGCAGCCGGGAAAGCCGCCATAGGGCAGCACGGCGGTCGCTCCGAAGCGCAGTTTGCAGTCGGACAATTGCTTGCCGCAGGCGTCCTGGGCGGCCACCGTGACCGGGTTGCCGGCGATGTCGGCGACCGGCGGCCCGGCATAGCCGCAATCGGCGCCGCGATAGACCCAGGTGCAGCAATTCTGGATGAACTGCCGGCGGGGCAGCTTGATCGCCACCAGATCCAGCGACGAGGCGATCTCGAAGGTCATGGTCTGGGCGTCTTCATTGGATTTGCGGTCGACGTACCACACCTCCTGGGGCAGGAGCTGGGTGGGGTCGGCCTCAGGGTTGCCGCTGGGGAAGTTGGCGGCGTCGAGAAAGCGGGCAAAGGTGCGGGTCCGCGTCAGCTTGCAACCGGCGAAGCCGCCATAGGCCCTGGCCAATGCCGCCAGGGTGCCGCCGATGTTGGAGGCGGCGAGCGTCGGGCGCGGCAGCGCTCCGGTCGAGGAGCGCTTGAAGCCAGAGGCTTGCACGGGGAAGCGGGTATAGGTCTTCCCCTGCCAGACGATGTCGCCGCCGACACCGTTTGTGCCGGCGTGAAAGCGCAAGGACGGCCCGCCCAGGAGGCCGAGGTCGAGCATGAACAGCTCGATCAGCGCCGACGGTGCCAGCGACTGGATCTCGGAGCGGATGGGCATGGGGCGTCAGGCCGGGATTTTTGGGGGTAAATGGGTGTCGTTATGAAAAACGAGGTGACGGATCGCCGTCCGCCATCCGCGATTTGCCGCGAGAGCGATATCCTTCAGCAGCCTTGCCTCGGTGAAATGATTTCACCATAATGGCCCTCTGAGGAAGGCGATCTGGAGAGCCGATGACCACCGTCGAAAGGTTCGGGAATTTGCGGCTGGCGATCTTTCGAGATCACAACCCGCCCCATTTCCACATCCTTGGCCCCGGTTGCACGGTGTCGGTGGACCTTCGGACCTTCAAGGTGATGGAGGGTCGGCCGTTGCCTGCCGGTACGGCCGATATCATTGCCTGGGCCAGAGCCAATGCCGATCTGCTCTGGCAGTTCTGGAACGAATTGAACGGATAGGAGCTTTCGCCATGTCCCGCGCCAAGCCACCGAACATCGTCGCCGTCGAGGTCGTCGCCGATCACGTCTTGCGTGTTTCCTGGCGCGACCACGGCGTGGACCAGATCGATCTCGGCCCGCTGATTTCCACCAGCCGATCGTTAGCGCCGCTCCAGACGCCAGCCACCTTCGCCATAGCGGCGGTGGGAGAGCACGGTTGGACGGTGGCATGGAGCGATGACATCGAACTGGACGCCGACCACCTTTTCCGGCTTGGACGTTATCAGGCCGGCGAGTCGCTGACGCCCGAATCCTTCCGAACCTGGCGGACCCGCCATGGCTTGAGCCAGAGGAGTGCGGCCGATGCCCTGGGGATCAGCGACCGCATGGTGAAATACTATGAGGATGGCAGCCATCTGGTGCCGAAGACGGTCATGTTGGCCTGCACCGGCTATGACGCCTTGCGGTCCGGTATCGCCGCCTGACCGGACCGCCCATCGAGATCCCGATCCCGGCGTCGCCGTGTTGGGAATGGAATCGTTACCAGGATTCGCCGTTGGTAACGATTTCGTTCTTTATGGGCGGAACGCCGGCCCTACACCCCAAACGTCTGCTCGAAAGTCGCCGACACGGTGATGATGTCGCCGATCTTGGTGGCATCCGACCATTTCCGGCAGATCACCGTGATCGGCGCCGCCGCGCGCGGCGATGTCCATTGAAACTTCTGCCAGCCGCCATGGGCGCCGAGGAAGGCCAGGATGGCATCGGCATCGGCGGGCGAGCGGCATTTGAACTGCAGATCCCAGGTCTCCGGCTGGAAGTTGATGCCGGCGGGAGCGTTCTGCTCGTAGCCGTCCCCGAACTTGGCGCTGTAGACGGATGGCTTGACCGATCGGACCGCGTCGCTGGCGATCCAGGTGAAGGTGTTGCCGCTCATGCCAGCAGGCCGCCCGGCCGGCGCTCATTGATCAGGATCTCACGCACCGAATTGCCGAGCATGGCGCCCAGATTGCGCAACGCGGGTACTCCGCCCGAGGCATCGCTCTGGCCGTTCTGGTTGACGGTGACATTGACGTCGCCGTTGTAGGTATTGGCCCCGCTGGAGACGGCGCCACTGCCGACAGCCTGGCGAAGCTGATGGTTGGGTACCACGGTGCCGTTGCCGCCCATGGCCAGGAGTTCGGGGCCGTGCTCGCCCACCAGATAGAAGCTGCCGGGCAGCACCGAACCGCCCGAGGCTCGGCCACCGCCGAACAGCCCCGAGAACAGGCCGTCTTCGTCCTCGCCCCCAATTCCAAGGGCTCCACCCAGCGCGCCGACCAACCCTCCCACCGCCTGCTGGGCTGCGATCTTCAGCAGGCCCTGGATGATCGATTCGGCGAGGCTCTGGAACGATACCTTGCCACCCTCGCAGAACTTGGTGAGCGCGTCGGTGGCGCCATTGAAGGCTCCGGTCAGGGCGTTCTGCACCTGCTGGCCGGCATTGGTGGCGGCATCGACGAAGCCATTGAAGGCGTTGTTGGCCCCGGTCATCGGATCGCGCTGGATCTGGCGCTTCTGATCCTCGACTGCGTTGATCCGTTCCGCATAGGAGCGGGCGGAATCGAGCTGGGCCTGCCGTTCCGCCTCGGTGAGGACCACCCCGTCCTTGAGGGCCTGGTTGATGCGCTGCTGGGCTTTCTCTTGCTCGTCGAGGATGGTCTTGAGATGGGCAGCCTCGACCGCGCCCATGCCGATCAATTGGAGTTCCTGGGTGCGCTTGGAAAGATCGGCCTCGCGGTTGTCGCCGATCTCGACGGTCTTGGCGTTGAAGCTTTTGAGCTTGTTGAGTTGATCGACCCGGCGCTGCTCCTCTTCGAGGCGCCCCATCAGTTCGGCGTAATCGGCCTTCTGCTTGGCCGTCAGCGGCGAAAATCCTTCGAGGCGGCGCTGGGTATCGGAGAACTTGCCCAGCGTGAGGTCGAACTCCGCCATGGCCGTCTTGCTCTCGCGGACCTTGCCGGCATACTTCTCCCAATTGGCGATGGCGAATTCGAGGCCGGCGCTTTCGCGGCCGAGATTGCGCATGTCGCTGTCGTAAGGGTCCTTCTTGCCGGTGCCCTTGCCGTCGTTGATCGGCGCCTCGATACGGGACTTGTGGGGCTCGGGGTGCTCGGCCGCCGCGGCGGCGCGTTCGGCGGCGTGCTTCCTGATATCGTCCCACACATCGGTGGCGGTAGCCTTGGCGGTGGCGACGGCATGGTTGATGGGGGCGGCGATGGCCGCACCCAGGTCGGCCGCCGCCGATTTGACCTTACCGAACAGGGCGCCGACCGCGTCGTAAACCTTCTGCAGGCCGGCGATGATGGCGTCGATGGCATCCTTGAGCCAGCCGGTCATCGACTCGTAGGTGGACTGGGCCACCCCGGCGATGCGGTCGAACACACTGGTGATGAAGGACCAGATGCCGCCATAGATGCCGGCGTAGAAGTCGTAAATGGCGGTGGCGACGGCGGTCAGCGCCGCCACGGTGGTGGTGGCGATGGAAGCCACCGCGTCCCACAGCGCCAGGGCGCCGTCCTTGATGGTGTCCCAAACGCCGCCGATCCAATTGCCGACGCTGGCGGTGGTGCCGCCGATCTCGACCATCTTGTCCTGGAACAGGTAGAGCGCGGTGCCGGCGGCGAGGATGGCCACAGCGATGGCGCCGAAGGGATTGGCCATCACCGCCACCGTGAAGGCCTCGACCGCCGAGGTCAGACCGGCGAACACCCCCATGCCGGTGAGGCCGGCCATGGTGGTGACCGCCTGCATGGTGCGGATCGCCACCGTCACGCCCTCGATGGCCATGGGGACCAGCTTGACCGCGCCGAGGAAACCGACCACACCAGCGGTCAGGGTCGGCAGCACCGGGATCAGGCGTTCGAGCGCCGGGGCGATCTTCTCCATGGCGTCGAATTTCCAGGCGTTCATGGACGCCTGCATCTTCATCCAGGACTGCTCCAGATGAAGGGCGGCTTCCGCCTGGCGGTCGGTCATTCGACCCTGGAGATTGCCCTTTTCCGCCAGTTGCTCCAAGAGCGGGATCATCTTCGAGCCGGTCTTGCCGAACAGTTCCTGGGCCAGCGCCGTCCGGGCTGCCCCGGATTCCATGGCCTCGAAGCGCTTGGCCACGTCCATCAGCACCGATTCGGTATCGCGCAGCCGCCCGTTGCCCTCCAGCACCTTGACGCCCAGCTTCTCGAACGAGGACTGAGCCTGGGCGCTGCCGCCCTGGGCCTGCCACATGGCCTTGTCGAGCTTCGAGGCCATCAGGGCGGCTTCGTGGAGATCGACCCCGGCCAGCTTGGCGGCGCCCTTCATCGCCGACAGCGCCGACACCGAGACGCCGGTCTGCTCGGAGAGGTGCTTCATCTCGGCGGCGGTCTCGATCGAGCCCTTGACCATCTCGACGAAGGCACCGGCTCCGGCCACCACGCCGAGCGCGCCCAGCGAGGTGCCGAGCGCCCCCAGCGCGCCTTCCAGCAACTTGGCATGGGCCTCGGCCGACTTCATGGCCGCCCCCACCTTGTCCATGGAGGTTTCGGCCAGATAGGCCGCCTTGCTCATCGCCGATTCGAACTTGGCGATGTTGGCGGACAGGTCGATGTTGAGCTCGCCCAGCGCACCGGCCATGAACCACTCCTGCCTACCCGGTTAACACAGATACCCACTGTGGGGTTGCTGCACTCACCCCTCGAGCGGCCGGTGTGTGCAGAAGCGGTCGCTCGTTCCTATCATCCAGAACAACCGATTTGGGCCGATCGCTGCCTGTCTGCATTGGGGTGCTCCTGGCGAGGAAGCGGACATGGCCGCTTTGCTAGCTGACAGTTTCCTCGATTACCTCTACGGGAGCAGCGGCGCTTACCAGAATGGCAGCTTACGGACTGATCCAGCCTACGAGCGGCGGCTCCGGCCGTTTCATCGTCGACTCGATGACCTCTCGCTCGGCGAAGATAGCGGCGCGCCGGTCGCGCAGCGCCGCAATGAGTTCGGCCGTATCGACCGCTGAGCGCTCCAGTCGACTGATAAGGCGATCGCAGGTCCCAAAGATCAATGGCGGACGCTCACGGATCAAGAGCGCGAGCATTTTGACCACATTGTCCTGCAATTCGCGGGCGTCGACGTCCTCGGGCGGATCGAAGGCGATCTCCGTTATCTCGAGCGGTACGGAATCGCGCTGAAGTCGGTCCAGCACGCCGCGGCGATCGCTTGCCTCGGTCAACCAGAATCTCAGATCGGAGATGTCGTCGAGGATGGCGGGCGACGCCTCGACCATCCGGTCGAGCCACCGGCCATGTTCGTCGGAGTCGGCAGCGAGGTGCAGCAGCGTCGCCCACGCTTCGGGCATGAAATTGCCGGTGCAGCCCACCTTCAGCCGCAGCAGGATACCCAGCACGCGTTCGGCACTCGCGGCGCCGAGGTCTGTTACGATGCGTGATACACGCTGGCCATCGCCGGTGAATGCGATGTGGTCCCAGGCGAGTTCGAACAGCGGATGCTCCGGGCGGCGCGCGATGGCCTCGACGACCGGCTCCCAGGCGTCCTTCCCGCCGTGATGTGTGCCTAGCCACCACAATGGCTGGGGCTGGCCGCTGTAGACGTGGACCGCAGCCTCGATCAGCATTGGCGGCACCGCAACGATCAACCGTGCGGGCGGCTGCGATAGGTCGATACCATCGGGTAATAGCTTACTGACGATCGCGCAGGGGACTTCCGATCGCGTGAGGGCGACCGCCTGCAGCCAGCGATCATCCAAACGGCCGCTCGTGAGACGCTCGAAAACGGCGGCGCGTTCATCGGGGCGAAGAAACTCCCAATGGTCGATCAAGTCGGCCACGAAGGTGATCTTCGCGCCAGTTCCGGTAAAGGCGAGCAGGCGCGCCACGCGGGCTTGACGGAGCGCAGGCTGCGCCGCCGTCGCCCGCAGCAGGATCTCTACGACGCCGAGCGAGAATTCGCTCGGGAGACGTCCTGCGCGTTCATTGCGCTCCAGCCATTCGACCCAGCCATCGCAGAGCGCGACGAGTGACGGCGCCGATAGCGTGTCGAGTGCGCTACGCGCGACGGCGAACAGCCGTGCATCGATGAAGGCGGCGTTGTGCGGCAAGGCCGCCATGACGACGGGCATGAGCCGCTCGAAGATTGGCCAGGGCGGGTGCTCTCCCGTGTGCTCGACACGATCGAAGAGCACGAGGAAATCGAGCATGGCCGCCGTCGCGGCGACATTGCCGGCGAGGGCGGCGAGGCCATTGAGGTGGCGAGCCCGGCGTTCGGGTTCGTTGACCTCCCAGCCCCTTATGACGCCCTTAAGGGCGGCGAGGGCGCAGCTTGGATGATCGTCGGCGAAGATCCGCTCGAGGATCTCATCGTCCCCCGCTCGCGGTCGGCTCAACCAGAGTCTTGTCGTCTCGGCGCGCAAAGCGGCCTCGTCATAGCTGAGCAGGCGACCAGCCATCGTGAGGGTCATGGCATCGGGAGCGGTGGCGAGGAAGCGCAGGACGGCGGCGGCGCGCTCGGGCAGGATCACGCCTTCGGACGCATCGAGCAGGTTCAGTTCGGCCGCGACATCGCGCCTGCGGACCGTCCGGAAGGTCCGCTCGAAATAGTCGACTCCCAATTGCTCGCCGTAGGGAAGATGCGCTTCGCCCTCGCTCCATTCGAGGTCGTCCAGCGTTACGGAGGTGACCGATCCGATCCAGCTCGGGAGCTTCTGCTGTTGCTCCGCAGGAAGATCGGACAGCCGGTTCAAGAGGAAGCGGAAGCAGAGGTCGCGTGTCGCCGGGAAGAACGAGCGTAGTCCCTCGATAGCCTGCGCGACGATGGTGCCGCGCTCGGCGGGACAAGCTGCGAGCCGGTCGAAGATCCAGTCGAGGTTGCGCGCAGTTGCGCGGGAGGTCTGTGGCGACAAGCAGAACAGGCCGCGGCGGATTGCGTGTCCGATGGCCTGAGCGGCGTGGTAGGTGGGCGCTTCGAGCAGCGTCTCGGCAGCGGCGCGGTAGAAGGGATGAGCGAAGCTCACAGCTGGTTTCGCATCAATTGTGATCAACCTGCGTCGTTCGAGGACATCGAGGCCGGACCGGTCGGCGGCAGCGAGTTCGGGAGGTTGGTCGTAGACAGGAGCAATTGTTGGTGGGATTGGCGGGCCACCGATCGTCACCATCGTGCCCAGCGCGGCGCGCTTGCCCGGCAGGCCTGGGCCCCCGCTGCCGCGAACATAGGCGAGCTCCACCAAGCTGATCGGCTCCTGCGGCGCGGTCGCGACCGACAGGCTGACGGCGAGGTCTTCCAGCCCATCGGCGGACAGCGTCCGGCCGAGTTGGGCGGCATCTTCGCGGGCGAGGCGGGTGACCTCGGCGATCGACGCGGAAGCACGGAGGCGATGCGTGTTGGCGGCGAGGTGCTCGAGACAGCCGGGCTCCAGCACCAGCGCACCGGCAGTGAGCGCGTCGGCCACGCGGTCGCGGAGTGCACCCTCGACGGCGAACGTCGACGCCAACGACCGCCACAAACTGACCGAGAAGGTCGGCTCGGGGGCGCCGATGTCGAGCCAGCGCCGATGTGCCGTCACGGTCTGACCGAGCGATGTTGTGCGGCCGGTCGCCAGCAGCGGTTCAAGCCCTTGTGCGACGATGAGCTTGCGTTGCGGGCGGGTGCGACCGATCAGATTGGCGAGGCGCGCCAGCGACCGTGCCGCTTGGGCCGGAATCTGCAACTCCCCGAGAGGATCGTCGAGAAGCGCAAGTCGCGGCGCCGTTCCCGGTTCGAGCAGGAAGCGCTCCGCCGAGTCGACGTCAGCGAACTCCTGCACGTCGTAGCCGAGCGGCATGAACTCTGCCGCGATCCAACGCGCCGCATAGGTCTTGCCAAGCCGGGGCGTCCCCGACAGCAGCAGCACGTTGTCACGCGAGAGCGCATCGATGAGATCGGCTTCGTTACCCCGTGCGATGTAGTTGTGAGGGCGGATCGGCGGGGGCGAGGCGCGCGCGAAGATGCGCCGCAGCAGTGGGAAGGCATCCGCCTTGTTCGACTTGGCCTCGCCGACCGCAGTGCGCAGCTCGAGCAGAACCGCGGTTGTGCGGTCGCTGGGAACGCCATGGTCCCGTCGCAGCCGCTCCGCGCAACGCGCCTGAAGCTCGGCGTCATCGACCTGGTCGAAGATGATGGTCCGGCCGAGCGCCTCACGGACGGCTGCCGGGCTAACCGATGCCGCGACGGCGGCATTGTGCGTTTGCCGCTTGATCTTCAGCTTGCCACCGTCGCTGCCGGCGACATCAGCAGTCGCGAAGGCCGCGATCAGCGCTGCGGCATCCGCGGCCTTGATCCGCGAGCCGGCGTGGTGCTCGCCCTGCCACGCGCTTCGCCCGAGATAGACCGAGCTCGCGTCGTCGGTGCGGCCGCTCATCACGAGCAGAGCGAGACGGTCGGGATCGGCCATAAGACGTTCGAGGAGCGTGGGGTTGGCGCGTCGCGGCGGGGCGTGGGCCAGGCATGCGGCGACGTCGCCAAGCGCAATCTCGCCTTCCGCCCCCTTCACCTGGATTTCGTAGCGGACTGCCCGGCCGCCCACTGTGAAGGTCAGCTCGGCATCCTCACCGCCATCCGGTTCGACAAACAATTTGGCATCGGCATGCGCGCAGAACCGCAGCATGATCTCGATGCAGACAAGGTCCTGAAAGGCGAACTTTTGAGGTGCCGTTATTGCGATCGTCATGATGGATTATGTCTATAATCCAACGCACCCGGTTATGTCCGCTTTCAAGTTCGCCTGACGTTGAAAGATGACGTTAATGGGCGCAAACCGGCCATTAGGCTCACCATGACCAACTTCCCCTTCGGACGCGGACGATCTGGCGGCGCCACCCCAAGATGTGGCAGGTGCCTGCGTCAATCGGATAGAGTCACTCCTGGGTGCGTTCGGCGCAGGCGCGCAGGTAGAGCGCCAAGCGCCATTCGGACACGGTGAGGCCGTTCACGATTTCCGGCTCAGGGTGAGCTTCCGCCTCGGACCGGCTGAACAACAGGAACTCCCCCGCCTCGAACGGCGAGCCCCGCACCTTGTCGTTGCGGTTGATGTTGGCGAGCAGGGCGCGGGTCTGGGCCTGGATGACGTCCAGAAGCGGGGTGCCGAAGGGTTCGACGGCGAAGAAGCGCTGCCAGTCGAGCCACTCGGATGCGGATAGCCCGGCCTCCAGTTCGGCGACCGTGCGACCCATGGCGAGCGCCAGGCGGTGCTTTGCCCGGCGCTCAGGCGTCAGTTTCCCAAGTCGGCCCCGTAGCCATTGACCTTGAGCACGGCGGCGGCCAACCGTTCGACCGCCGAGTTGCCGACCTCGGCGAAACGGTCGATGTCGGCCTCGACGAACACCCGCGCGCCGTCCTTGTGGACCGAGCGGACCACCAGGCCGAGGCCGAAGATCTTGCTGCGCCGGGCGGTGTCGGACTCGGTTTCGATCCGCTTGCGGATCAGGGCGACGTCGGCCTCCTTCAACTCCATCACCTGCACCTCGCCGACACCCGGCAACTCGAACGGCTCGGAGCGGGGCTGGGCGGCGGCGAAGAACAGATCAGCGGTGGTCGGCTTGGTCATGGCGATGGGCTCCGAGAAAATCAGAAGGTGGGATTGGCGAGGCTGCCCCAGCCGATGGCGACGGGGCCGGAGATGCGCAAGGAGGCCGACAGCTCGATCTTGCCGTTGACCTTGGCGTCGGGGATTTCGGCCTTCACGCAATAGGCGCAGAAGGTGAAGGTGGCCGGCTGCTGCAACTGCATCCCGAGGGTGATCTGGTAGAGCGACAGGCTCTTGTTGGCTTTCTCGACGAACATCTGCTGCTGGTTCTTGCCACCGGTGAAATTCATGGTGATGTCGATGGAGCCGGAATCCTCCAGCCCCAGGACGAATTCCTTGGCCAGCGACTGCAGGTGGGTCACGTCGATCTCATCGACCTTCTGCCCCGACGGCTTGATCTCGACCGCCTCTTCCAGCGTTCCCCAGGTGGTGGTGCCGGCGGCGGTGGTGATGGCTGTGGTGGTGAGCGGATCGACCACCGGGGCGGGGCCGCCCCAGGCGATGGTGGAGTTCTGGCTTCTCAGCGCGTGGCTCATGGCGAAATCCTCATGGGTTATCGAACCAGATGGACAGATCGAGGAGGACGCGGCGCAGCTTGGTGTCCGGCTCGAACAGGCCCTGGCGGTTCAGCAGCGTGCCGCCGAAGGCTTGGGCGACCGCGTCGGCCACCGCCCCGGCCAGCGCGTTGGCCTCGGCCCGGGTTGGGGCATAGACGTCGATCTGGTAGCGGGCGGGCACCAGCGACGATTCGCCGGTGAGCGTATAGGTGCCGTCCTGCATCGCGATCTCGGCGAAGACGATATAGGGGGCGGCTTCGCCCTCGTCGGCGATGTCGGGGCGGATGGGGACGCCGGCCAGCATCGGGGCCAGTTTCAGCACTGCGGCGAGATCGGTATCATGGTTCATGGGGTGAATTTCAGCTTGGTCACCGCCGACGCGATGCCGGTCTTGAGGCGATCGGCGAAGCGGTCCACCGCCTCGGCGACCTTGGCCTCGAAGGCCGGGCGCATGAAGGGATGGGCCGCCATCTTCGAGGTGCCGAACTCGATGAACTTCCAGAAATAGGATTGGCGCCGGTCCTTGATGGTGACGATCACCTCGGCGCTGTTGCCGCCGCCCTTCACCTTCTTGCGGACGATGCGGTCGCGCAGCCAGCCGGGATCGGCCTTGCCGCCGCCGTAGAGCCGATATGCCCCATGGGCGAGTGGCACCTTGGTCCGGGCCTCGGTGACGATGGGCAATGCCGCCGAGGTGAGTGCCGATTGCAGTACCCGGCCGGCGATCCTGTCGGGAAGTTCGAGTAGGTCCTGCTCCAGTTCCTTGAGCCCATCGACCTTGATTTCGATGGTATCGCCCATGCTCAGAACCTCCGGATCAGCGCCTGGTTGCAGGTGACGCCGTTGGCAGCGACGGCCGTGCCCATGGTGCAGCCGGCGGCGATGGTCCAGGCGGCTCCCTGGTTGACCGTCGCCGCGCCGCTGGCATGGCCGGTATTGACGTTGATGGTCCACAGCAACTCGCCATCGACCCGGATTCCGGCCGTGGCACCGGTGCCGCCCAGGGTGACCATCGCCTCCAGCGACCACAGGATCGGGCTGCCGGAGACGAAGGTGTTGGCCAGACTCAACGGGATGCTCACCGCCTTGCTGCCGTTGATGGCGATCCAGAAGGTGAGCGTCGTCCCCTGTGCCCCGGTGCCCGAGCCATAGGCCTTGATCGAATAGCAGGCCCCGGCGATCTCGCCCGCAGGCACCGTCAGTGCGACGAAGGTGTTGTCGGCCGTCGTGTTGGAGGCCGAGACCGGATTGACCGCCGCAGCCGAGGTCGCGACGGTCTGGTCAAGCGGGTTGAACTGGGTGCGCGCCACGGGTTTTCCTCGCCTTGACCTCGGGCCGCAGCCTCACCTTCAGCTCCCGGCTGGCATCCTCCGCCGCCTGGGCGCGGGCCTTCAGGGCTTCGATCAGCTCGGCATCGGCCGCGACCTTGGCCGCCAGGGCATCACGCTGGATCTCGACCAGCATCAGGTTGGTGGATAGCACACCGATCTCGGTCTGCATCCTCCCCAGCCAGCGGCTCTGGATGTCGGCCTCGCTCATTTGAAGTAGCTGGCGCGCAGCTTGTCGCCGGCCAGCGGCGCGAACAGCATGGTGATGGCGTTGCCGCTCACCGTGTAGTCGTTGCCGGTCCCCGGCTCCATGAGCTGTCCGTTGAGGAACAGCGCGAGGCCATAGGCGCTGCCGTTGGCCAGGGTGAAGGCGGTGTTGGTGCCGTTGACCGCCCCCGAGGGCGTCTCGTTGGCGATCAGGTTGCCGTACTTCAGGAACCCGCTGCCCGAGGTATTGTTGACGATCATCGCTCCGGCGGCCGACACGGCTACGTCACCGCTGGGGGTGACCCAGGCGGGATTGTTCGAGGCGTTGGCGACGATGATCTGGCCGGCGGCGGACGCGGCGGCGATGCGGGCGCCGCTGGCGCTGAGGGCAAGGAGACCGTTGGGATCGGCGCCAAGCTGGACGTTGCCGGAGCCGTCGAAGGACAGGCCGGTGGCCGCGTTGAGCTTGACGCTGAACACCGTGCCGGCCAGCCCCAGGCCGTTGCCGTTGGAGTACTGGGAGCCGGCGAGGTCCTGGGACCAGGTGGTGGCGGCGGTATCGACGATGAAGCCGCTGGTGTTGGTGCACAGCCACTTGGTGTTCTTGTAGGTGGTGCCATCCGGGTCGATGAAGAAGTAGGCCCCCTCGGAAACGCTGGCCCCGGTCGGCCAGTCGGTTGGCCGGGTCCACGCCCCGGCGGCGGCCAGCCACGGACCGTTCTGCGCAGCGGTGCCCTGATTGGTGAGCAGCACGCGGTCGCCGACCGCCAGCGTCACCCCGTCGATGGTGAGCAACCCCGACAGGGTGGCGACGTTGGCGGCCGCCACCACCCGGCAAGCCTTGTGGAAGGTCAGGCCGTTGACCAGGGCGTCGACATAGGACTTGGTGGCGGCATCGTTGGCGTTGACCGGGGTGGCCAGGTTGTTGACGGCGAAGTTGCCCATGTTGAGCGGCGCCAGCATCGCCACCGTGCCGTCCGATTTGATGAACTTGGCGCCGTCCTGGAGTTGGCTGGTCGGCAGATTGAGGCTGGAGGCGAAGCGATCGGCGGTGATGGTTCCCGCCATGATCTGGGTGCTGCCGCGGATCAGAGTCTGGGTCATGAGCGTCTCTCGTCAGGCGGGGTAGATGAAGGTGATGGTGTCACCGGCCATCACGGCGAGGTCGGCGGAAACGGTGAGGGTGGTGCCGGCGACGGTGTAGCCATCCGGTGGCTGGACCAGCCCGTTGATGAAGAGCGTGCCGCCGGCCGGGGCCTCTGCGGGCAGTGGAATGTCCTGGCCGCCGTCGCTGGCCGCGACCACGTCGATCCGGTTGGTCACATAGGACGGCCCGGCCGCCCCCATGAACACAGGCGCCAGCGCGATCCGTGCCGCCGCCTGGGGATCGACGGCGACGGGTATGCCGGCCCCGTCACGCGGGACCAGGGTGAAGGCGATCCCCGGCGGGCTCATCGCGTCACATCCCGATAGACGAGGATCTGGAAGGTGGCCGACGACACCACCACCGCCGGATTGCCCGACAGGCTGAACTGGATGTCGCAGACCAGGATCTTCGGGTTGGCGTAGTTGCCGTTGACCGGCCAATTGGCGGTATCGGCCGCCGAAGCGAACAGCCACAGATCCCACGTTTCCGAGGGCGCCACCGGTGGCGTCAGGGTCACCGTCAGCTCGGTGAGCGCCGCCGCGCTGTCGGGTGCCAGCGGATCGCGCACCTGGGCGCGCGCCGCCCAGGTTTCACCGGCCGGCAAGGCGACGTCGGTTGCCCCATAGCTGAAGGTGTCGCCCCGCTTGTGCGGGATCTGGGCGATGGTGGGCGGCATGGGATGTCCTCACTGCACCAGGCCGGAGCTGCACAGCAGGACCATCTCGACCCCCAGGGGATCGGCCCGGATCACCGCCTCAATGGTGTAGACCTCGCCCCGGTACAGCACCCGCATGCGGGCGGTGATGGCGGGCCGCCAGCGCAGGCGGACCGCCACCGTCACCGTGCCGTGCACCTCCTGCGCCGCCACCAGTTCGCGTCCGCGCAGATCCTCGACCAGGGCGGACACGCCGGGGACGACGTCCTGCCAGTCCTGGCGCGGCTGGCCGAGTTCGTCCTCGCTGGTGGCGCAGGCCTGGATGGTGACACGATGGCGATACGAGCCGGCGGAGATCATCTCACCACCGTGGCGGCAGACGCAGCGGGTCGAGCAGCCCCGACAGATAATCCGGCGGCAGTACCTGGAAGCCGCTGCCGCGGGTCTGGAGCAGGAACAATTCGCGCTGCGCATAGGCCCAGGCGCAGGCCATCAGGATCCAGGTCTTGACGCTGGGGGTGCGGTCGCCGAACGCTACCGGATCGATGCCGGCGGTGTAGACCACCTCCACCGCCCGCGGGCCACGGCCGGCATGTGGCCAATGACCCGACAGCGGCGAAAGCACGGTCTCGCGGTCGATGACCACCATTTCGATAGTGGCGGGGTCAAGGGTGAGCCGGGTGCCGGCCGAATGATGCGCGGCATAGGTGACGCTTTCCAGCGCCATCACCGCACCGACGGCCAGGATCAGCGGGTTGCCGTGGTGCGGGAAGGCGGGAAGCACCTGCCGGTAGCGGGCCGGGCGAATGGCTGTGCCGGTGCGGGTCTCGGCAAGTTGTCGCGCCGCCGGGATGATCACCGTCTGGATCAGCTGATCATCGTCGGTGAGGTCGGGATCGATACGGGCCTGCGCCTTGACCTCGTCCACCGAGACCGGCTCGTCGGCCAAGGGATCGGCCGAGAGGTATTCGATCAGCTCCGCCATGGCGCTCTACTTCCCCTGCGGCTTGGCCTTGTCGTCGAGCTTGCCGGCGCCGGCCACCGCCCCACTGGCCTCGCCGGCATTGGCCGGTGAGGCTGGGGATGCAAGCGTGGCGATGCCCTTCTTGACCAGGGTATCGCCGATCTCGGCGGCGAAGCGCGCCACCTCGCCGGCATTGTAGGCGTTCCACGAGCGGACGAATTTGAGATCGATGTGCATGGGGATCGTCCCTTCAACGGTACCAGGTGACGCCGTCGAGCACGGCGATGGCCTCGACATGGCGGGGGCCGAAGTCGTTCTCGGTGATGATGCGGATCAGCGTGAGGTCGCGCTGGAAGGCCGAGACCGGGGTGCCGGTGGCCGGGTCGGTGTAGGTGGCGTCCATGGAGATGGCCACCGACAGGTTCATGGACTCGCCGATCACCATCTCGGCGAAATCGACGAAGTAGACCTCGCTGCCGTTGCCGGTGGCGCCGCTGGAGGTCAGGTTGGTGGGGATCTCGGTGGTGATGCCCACCGGATAGCCCCGGAACATGCCGTCGGCGATCTCGGGGAAGACCTTGTTGCCGGTGGTGGTCAGCAGATCGCCCAGGAACTGCACCGAGTCGGGATGCATCAGCCAGCCGGGTTTGCGCAGCCGCACGTTGGCGCGGCGCAAGGCCAGGATGACACGGCCGGCGTCGGCCATGATCGCCTGGATCAGCTCCTGGCCGGCGAGCGTCTTGGTGGGGGTGGCGACCAGGATATTGGCGGCCAAGCACCAGTTGCGCAGTCCCTTGGGCGTGCTGTTGGTGCCGTCGCCGCGGATGAAGGCCATGTCCTCGGCGGTGGCCATGCTGGCGGCGGTGTCCTCGACCACCAGGGCATCGACCCTGGGATCGATGCCGGCGAAGCGGATCAGGTCGTTGCCGATGGGCACCAGGCAGGCCAGCTTCTTGGCCACCAACTGCACATCATCGAACGACTGCTGCGACACCGGGGCGTCGGCGTCGCGGCCGATGTAGCCGGCGACCGCGCCGCCGGCGATGCGCGGCATGGTGAGGTTGCCATTGTTGAGCGGCAGCGACAGCGGCCCCATGGAGCGCACGACGGCGTTGGGGATCAGGCGCTCGATGACGGTCTGGGCCAGCACGGTGGGGATCAGCACGGCGCCGCCCGAGGCGTTGACGCTGGACAGCGCCATGGCCACGCCCTCGCTGACCCCGTTCTCGGCCATGGTGCGCCGCGCGAAGTCGGCGGCGGAGACCAGATTGCCCGGAGAATGC